CGCCTTATCAATTAGGTTTAACTCAACCTTTTTCACTTATATCATCCCAATCGAACGAGCAGGGCCGAACTTTGCGTAGGTGGTGCGAATCCTTCCACCAGTTGCTTGCTGAATGGCTAGGGTAAGTTCCGCAATCGTATCTCTTACCTCACCTAGATTCGCCCTAGAAAAAGAGCGTCCAGCTATCGAATAGCTTGAACCCGCCACCGCAATCGCTTCAAGACAAGTGATATATTTATCACGCAGAGAAGTTAGGGTGGTTAGGGGTAGTCCGATGAAATCACCCTTCGCCATTCTCAACCTCCTCTGTCAAACTTGCGGGTGAGACTTTCAATCTCCCATAAAGTGCCGCCCCAACGATGTTCATACACTCACAGTCCATCAAATGATTGTGCTTACCAACTTGCTTCCATACAAGCCTTTCTCTGCCAGTCATAGGATTTTTCACCCGCACCTTCACCTCTGCCTCGATATGAACTCGCCAAACATCGGGGGTGTCTAGGGCTATGTAGCCGGGTTCTTTGATTAGATTGGATAGGATGTCTTTGATGGACGGGTTCGACCAACGCCAAACCGGGCAGAACTTCCACTTCCATCCCGCCTTCGATTGAATTGCCTTTCCGCTGAAGGGGTCGCCATTGGCGATTCTAGCATAGGGGCGTTGTAGTTTTTGCTCACCCACAATTTCAGAGAAGCTGGTGCGGTCTGAACCCACCAAAGCTATGTAGCCGTTCACGCAACAGTTGTAGTACACTAGCCTCGTCTGATCGCCCGAATCGCAGAAAACGCACTTTGATTCTACCCCAAACTCCTCTGCCTTGGCTTGGATGTCTCCCCAAGTCTCTAGCCTTCCAGCCCACACAAGCCTAGAGCGTCCGTCTAAATCCCAAGCACGAACAACGCACCAAGCGTGGAATCCCCCCGCCTCTTGAATGTCGCACGACATAATTAGCTTCTCATTAACTCTGACTTCACCCATCTTGTAATCGCCAGCCACAATTTCCATCTTCTCGCTTTCGTGTTCCATCCAAGGCTCGGCTAGAACTCGATTCACGAAGTCCTGAAGGCCGATGATTCCATTGTGCTTATCTTGCAGAAACTTTACAGCCAAACTCCCGAAGGATACCCAAGGGGCATATAGGCCATTCAAATGATAGGAGCGTCTTGCTGGTTCTCCCTTTAGGTTGGTTGCCCTCCATTCGCCCTCTCGAAGCATCTTGGTTTTCTGTCCGTCTGTAATCTTTTCTTTGCACTCCTCGCACTCGTAGTAGGTCGAAGATTTAACCAGCTTAAAATCATAAACCCCATCCTCAATCTTTGCCGACTTATCCCACTTTACTTGCCCCCAGACCAGCTTCTGCTTATGCCCGCAATGAGGACAAGGAACAAAGTAGAAACGCATATCCCCTTTTTGCCACTCGCTCCAAATGATTGAGTCGGCAGTTGTGGGGGTGCTGGTTGCTATGATGAGATGGTTTGGGTAGGTGCTTACTCGTGCCTCTGCTAATTGAACTGGGTTTGCCTCTCGCCCCGACCCCGCTTGTTCTGGAAACTTATCGACCTCATCCATACAGAGCAACGCAATCGAGCGACTGGAAAGAGCAGAGGGGCTAGTGCCAGCCCACCATACCGAGCATCGCTTGAAGTGTTGCTCTAGGATTTTTATTTTGTCGGTGTTGTCTGGCTTCTCTTTCGCTAGGGCTGGGCAATCGTCGATCATTGGAAGCCACCTAGTTTCTGTAAATGATCTTGCTAAATGCTCGCTAGGCATAACCCACAAGGCTGGGCAGGGTCTTTCTGCTATTCTGTACGCTAGGCCAGCTAGAATCGTTGTGGTCTTGCTTGTTTGTGCCCCCCATACCAACACCACCCTGCGGATTGAATCATCGCCAAAAGCCTCTAGCGGTTCACGGACATAGGGCGTGAGGTTTGTAGAGTACGCTCCGGGGATGTTCGTAACCCTAGCTGAAAGCGTAAGGTTTTTCTCTGCCCATTCTGGAATCGAAAGTTGTTCCCTTGGCTCAAACAAAAGACGAGCGAAGTTCTTGGCCTCGTCAATCTGGTTCACACCCCACACATCCCTTCTTCACAATGGGGATGATCGCCACCAAAAATATCCATCTGCCCCTTATCGAAATCATCCCTAAAATCTACTTGCTCAATAGGGGTGCAAGACTTGTGGAGGAATGGCGTGGAATCAAAATTCTCACTATTCTTTTTTGCAAGTTGCATATCCTTTTCAAATTGTACGGCTCGCTCAAATGCCTCTGGTTCTTCTTGTTTCAATCGCTTCCATTCCTTGTTTGAATGAAATGGACAATACACGCAAGATGATCTGGGTGGTTTTGGGTATCCGTTCCTTTCCATCCATTCCAAGCAACTTTGCCTAGTCATTCGCTTTTCAATCAAAGGCCAACGACTCTGTGCCCAAGCGTCCCTAGAGGGCTTACACCGATGCCACTCGTCCCAAGAAATACCGATGTATTGAGTTACTGAAATATGTTTTTGCCCCCTCTTAATTTTGCACCTAGCCCTAGCCTCTTTCATAATCGGCTTGATTTTAAAGTCTGCCGTGCAAGACCTAAACACGATTTTACCCAGCTTGCCCTTGGCACTTTTTGTAAAGAATGGAATGTTGGTTCTACTGAACTTGCGGCCATCTTTTGTCACCCTCATTTTTAATGATTCTTTTGAAAGACTCCCAGCCGTTACTATATAAACCGGGTATGGCAACAATGCCCTTAACTGCTCTAGCCATTTATAGACGCTCTCTGGTTCGTCTTGCGTATCAGAGAAAATAGCAAAGTCTGGAATAGGAGAGATTTCCCCCTTCGCACACATCAAGGCTAGGCAACTAGACTGAACCCCAGCACCAAGGGAAATGATGTTGTATTCCGTCTTTATGTCTGGTTCGACTAATGGATTCATCTCTTAACCAGATAATCTTTTGCGTACGCCCAAGCGGGGTTCATATGGATTTGATGATGGCACTCGAAGCACACCGCCAAGAAAAACTCTACCTCGTTCAACCTATCCCCGAACCTTCCTCGCCTATGGTGAACTTGGCTCGCCATCTTACACTTGCAGACTTGGCAGACTGGATTGTTGGTTAGAAACTTCTCTCGCACATCTTTATAGACTTCGTTCTGGCCTTTTCTCTTTGCAGATACTCGGCGTAGTTTCCCGCCTCGCTTGAGAGGGGTTTTGCGTTTAAGTGGAGAGCGTTTCATCGGTCAAAGAATGGAAGCACTATGCCGAGGATTGCGATTGCTACCAGCAAAACAATAAAGCACTCGTTCATTTGAATGCTCCTTCTGCTTTCTGAATGGTCACAAAGATTTGGTCGATGCCCTCTTGAATAGCCCTTTTAGCACATTCTGGGTCGCTGGGGTTTGCTCTGGCGGCCAAGCTCGAAGGCATAGCGTCCATTAGGTTTCTAATTGCTCCTAGCCATTTGCCGAACACTTCTCGCACCTCGTCCATTCTCACTAGCACTCTGGTTACTTCCTCGAACCGAGCGTGTTCCATTTCTGCTTCTGCAACTCGCTTTTTTGCTTCGCCCCATCCTTGGATAGCGGCTCTCATAGCTACTGGGTTTCTTTCGTTCGTTGCCCTCTGAACTAATGAGTAAGCAACTACCTCGGCTCTCCTTGCTCGATGTAATCGTCCAAGCGAGTTTTCCGATCTGATCGACTCGGCATCCGAGTTCTCTGATGTCTCTGATAAGTTCGCTGATGCTGACAATATCGGCCTCGCCCTGCTTGGCTTCTTTTGATTTGCTATTTTCCAACGCTCTGCATCTACTACGCTCGTAAGGGGCATACCCGCCTTTACTAACTGGGAGATTGCCCCCTTTGTTAGCCCCCATTTGTCGCATAGCTCTTTTTGTCTTATCATTTCTCACAAAGGCTTTCCACACGCCAAGCATTTCTCGCCTTGTCCACCCTTTTCATCCTCTGGGCTTGTTGCTTCCATCATTTTACCAATCTCATCCAAGCTAAAACCAGTAATATCAATATCAATCTCTCCGGCATCTAGTTCTTCTAATATGTCCTTGAGTTGAGGCATATCGAACTCGCCACTCAATTTATTAAGAGCAAGGTTGGCCGCCTTCTCTTGCACCTCATCTAACCAAACTGCCCAAACCTCGATCTCATCTTTTCCAAGTGCCTCATAACATTTCAATCGCTGATGGCCTCCAACCACATTCCCGGTCTTTGCGTTCCAAGTAATAGGTTGAAGATTTCCGAGTTCGCTCAAAGATTTTGTGAGCCTACCCAACGCATCCGAAGTGATCGTTCTCGGATTGTATTTTGCTGGCGAAAGTTCGCTGATTTTTTTTGTTACTAGGGATGGGTACTTCATTTTTCTTTTCTAACTATGTTGAGATAAGGGTTTTAGACTAAACTCCCACAGAAATTCTGCGGTGGGAACC